AGCGAATAAATAAGTAAAAGAGCATAGGATTTAACTTGGCAAGGATGCCTTCTAATAGGATATATAAATGGCAATAGAACCTGACAATAAAAGTTTCCTTTCCCCGATTGGGTTTAGGTTTTCGTGTAAGCGTTTACCACATGTAAACTATTTCTGCACAGCAGCCACTATCCCTGATATTACATTGGGCGAAACATCTTCAGTTGATAATCCATTTATCAAGTTACCTGTTCCTGGGGATAAGTTGACGTTTGGTCGTTTAGATTTGACCTTTCGTGTTGATGAAGACATGAAGAACTTTCAAGAAATCTACAACTGGCTAGTTGCTCTTGGGTATCCTGATAATTTTCAACAGCGTGGCGCTATAGGCAGAAGAACGCAATCAACGGTCAGCGATGTATATACTGACGGTTCTCTTGTGGTTATGACTGGTAATATGACACCGAACATTGAGATATCTTTTGCTGATATGTATCCATCAAGTTTATCGTCATTAGAATTTGATATTGAAAATACCGATGTTGAGTATCTAAAAGCAACTGTATCATTCGCATATAGGAAGTATGAATTAAAGACTTTGTCATAGTATATTATTTTTTGGAGATGTTATTTGAATATTGAAAGTATTGTTAAAGAGTGGGATAAAGACTGTAAGATTGATGAAACAGAACTTGGTCGAGAAAGCACTAAGATTCCTGTAGTCCACAATAAATACATCAAAATCTTTATGGGTGAGCGTGTCGCCCTATACAAACTCAGAGCGGAATCAAAAAAGGTTCGCAAGACTTTAATGGAATATTATCTGGGAGAGCTAGATAATGATGAATTGGTAGAGCTTGGTCGTACTCAGTTCTATAAGAAATTATTGAAGAATGAAGTGGAAGCCTATATAGAGGCAGATGATTTGATGATTGAGACTAATTTGAAACTCGGGATGCAGGAAGAAAAGATTTCGTATCTCGATGCGGTTATTAAGAATATTAATAATCGTGGCTTCCAAATTAAGTCAGCAGTTGATTGGGCTAAATTTACAACAGGCTAATGATGGAAGAAATCCATATACATAAGAAGGATGAAGTATATCTCAAGGTAGAATGCGACCGTGGGATTGCTATGGAACTATCAGGCTATTTTGAGTTTGAAGTCCCAGGAGCATCATTCATGCCATCCGTCCGAAATAAAATGTGGGACGGCAAGATTCGACTGTTTAATGTAAATACTATGCAGATCTATGTTGGTCTGATACAAAAGATTAAGAAGTTTGCTGAAGAGCGGGACTACAAGATAGTTGTTCATGATGACTTAGAGCAAACAATAGACATACCTTTAAACGGACTAAATAAGTTTCTAAGCGACGGTAAGTTTAAGCCACGCGACTACCAGCTTCGAGCGGTTGCTCACGCTGTTCGCAATCACCGAGCTCTGATTCTTTCACCTACCGCTTCGGGTAAGTCCTTTATTATCTACTGCCTTTTGAAGTATTACTTGAGGAAGGAATGTAAGAAAGCGCTGGTAATCGTACCAACCGTCTCATTGGTGAGCCAATTAAACTCAGACTTCATAGACTATTCAGAATCACTACAGTTCTATTATACCTACCTTGTGTCCGCAGGTCAAGAAAAAAGTAACGATGAAGCGAAAATAATTATCAGTACTTGGCAATCGATCTACAAACAGCCTAAAAAGTATTTTGATCAGTTCGATATCATCATTGGTGACGAAGCCCACCTATTTAAAGCCAACTCCCTTACTAAGATTATGGAGAAGATGACTGATTGTAAGTATCGGTTTGGGTTTACAGGTACGCTTGATGAATCAGTTACAAACAAGTTAGTGTTAGAGGGGTTGTTTGGTCCAGTGATGAGGGTTATTACCACTAAAGAGCTGATAGACAACAAGACGCTTGCTGAGTTTAGGATTAAGTGCTTGGTTCTTAAGTATTCGGATGCAACTAAGAAGCTAAATTCTAAATCAACATATCAAGCTGAAATGGACTTTCTAGTCTCGCACGAAAAGCGGAACGCTTTTATAAAGAACTTGACTTTAACACGAAAGGGTAATACACTAGTATTATTCCAATATGTTAAAAAGCATGGTGAGCCTCTCTATGAACAGATACAGAAAGAGGCTGAGGAAGGAAGAAAGGTATTCTTTGTATATGGTGGCGTTGATGCTGATACGAGGGAAGAAGTTAGAGCAATAACGGAGAAAGAGAATGACGCAATTATTATCGCATCTTATGGGACTTTTTCAACTGGGATTAACATTAGAAATCTACATAATGTCATCTTTGCCAGTCCTAGTAAGTCTAGGATCCGTAATCTCCAGTCTATAGGGCGAGGGTTACGAAAGGGTGACAACAAAGAGGTGGCTACCCTGTATGATATATCTGACGACCTTTGCTGGAAGTCATGGAAAAATCATACACTAAAGCATTTTGCCGTCCGAATCAAAATGTATAATGAAGAAGATTTTGAGTATAAGTTGTACAATATAGGAATTGAAGATGGAAATAAACTTACAAGTTAAATTAGATACTGAGAAACATGCAGATATTCAAACCATTGAAGAGTTGATGGAATTATTGAAAAAGATAGCTGATAAGGTTGACGATGACAATTAGTATGATTAAGTTGGTCAGTGGCGATACGATATTGGCTGAAGTCATCAATCATACCGAAACTAAAATGGTTATAAACAACCCGATATCCGTTATTGTAAAGGTGAGGCATGCGCCTGTTATGATGTCTCATATATGGATGCCTTTCGACGACTTCGACAACCATTATCATATAGAAAGCGCTCATATAATAACTGAAAAAGAAGTTGACGAGGAGATGGTTTTATACTATAATAAGTGTATAGATACCATACATGACAATATGACATCAACGGAATCTCTCCTACCATCTGCGTCTGTTGAAGAAGACCCTGAGGATAGGTTTGAAAAACTAAGGAAGCAACTTGAAGAGCAGTATCATGTTTCTGCAAATACTGTGATACACTAAGGTGGATATATGGCTAGACTGAGTAGAGAAGAAAGAAGAAAGAGACCTTATTATGTTGATAATAAGAAATTCTTTGAGGCGATGTGTGATTTTAAGAAGAGCGTACTTGCTGCTGCCGAAGCTGGCAATGATAGACCTGTAGTTCCAGATTATGTCGCTGAGTGCATTATGAAGATTGCTACGCACTTATCGTACAAGCCAAACTTTATCAATTATACTTTCCGTGACGAAATGATTTGCGATGGTATTGAGAACAGTTTACAGTATATTGACAATTTTAATCCAGATAAGTCAAAGAATCCTTTTGCATACTTTACTCAGATTATTTACTATGCGTTCTTGCGCAGAATCGCAAAAGAAAAGAAACATCTATATGTCAAGATGAAGTATTCAGAACACACTAATGTTCTTGGAGATACTGCTGACACTCAGGCTCATGATTCAGGATCAAATTTTAATGATGACGTGAAGTATAGTGAGTGGACTGAGGAATATATGAAAGGGTTTGTTCGGGACTTTGAAGAAAATAAAAGACGTAAGGTAAAGAAGCGCAGAACGATTGAGGAATAATTATATGAAAGTCGGTTTCACCTGCTCGACCTTTGACTTGCTTCACGCAGGACACGTTCAAATGTTGAGAGACGCTAAAGAACAATGCGATTATTTGATTTGCGCACTACAGCTCGATCCTAGTATCGACCGCAAAGAAAAGAACGCACCTATTCAAACAGTTGTTGAAAGATATACACAACTCAAAGCAGTCGGTTATGTTGACGAAATTATACCATATCAAACTGAATGCGATTTGATGGACATCTTATCTCTTTATCATATTGACGTTCGCATTCTTGGCGAGGAATATCGCGACAAAGAGTTTACTGGTAAGGATATCTGTCGTAAACGTGATATTGAATTGCACTTCAATAAGCGTGACCATAGGTTTAGTTCTAGTGATTTAAGAAATCGTGTATGCGAGGTTAAGTAATGAAGATTGCTCTGATAACTGATACCCACTTTGGCGTTCGTAATGATAGCACCAAGTTCCTAGATTATTTTGAAAAGTTTTATAGCAAGCACTTCTTTCCTGAAGTTGAGAAGCGTGGGGTTGATACCATAATTCACCTTGGTGATATTGTTGACCGAAGAAAGTATAT